CACGGCGCATCCTCGGTCTTGTGTACGGAGGTCACAACGGCGGCCTGATTCTTGGGCGCTCGCGGAATGATGGAGAAGCTTGTGCCGGAGATTTCCAGCGATGTCTTTGCTACGCCGTCTCTGCCGATAAAGCTGGATTGAGAAAACTTACCTACGACCAAAACCTTGTCACCTTTTTTCAGGCTATCAACTACGGCATCGGACTTCGAGTTCCAAAAGGTCACCTTAAACCAGATTGTCTCGCCATCCTCATATTGCCCATTGACCTTCTGGCGCGGAGTGTGCGCTAGGGAGAATGATGCTAGGGATTCGTCCTTGAAAAACTTCATCTCTGGATCAGAGCCGAGATTGCCTTCGATGATGATTTGGTTCATTTTTCGCCTTTCGTTCGGGATTGCTTACATTACTACGGCTTGCACCGTTCCGTCATTTTTAAGTAGCGCCCATGACCCATCGGGGCAGAGAAACGGGACATCCTCGGGGTCGCGCCAGCTAGAGACCATCCAGCCGTTGTTCGTGGACATGGTGGGCTGGGCATGAATGGACATCGAGCCGAGATTATGGCACTCGTGATGAACGCGGATGAGGTTAGCCACCGAGTCCTTGCCCCCACGGGATTTTAGCTTTCGATGGTGCAAGGCCATAGATTCAGTTGCCGGCAATCCGCAAGTTTCGCAGTAATGTCCGGCGCGCTCCTCCACGGCCTTGACGATGTCTTGATTCATTTCATGACCACCAATGCAGAAGGAAACGGAGCGCCTTGTTTCGACCCGCCAAATTTAAGCCGGCCGCGAATAAACCGCACCTCGTATTTTATGCAATGGTCGTGCCACCATGCTGTATCAGTTCGAGAAGGCACTAAGCACACAACGGTTGCCCCCCCCCCAGCCTGAGCATCGGCTTTAGCCACCCATGCTTTAATTTCTCGGCCATACGGCGGGTTTAGCCATATTGGAGCTGAGCAATCTGCCGCCCAATCCCGAGCGAAAGCATCGCGGCGAGATTCATCGGGGTGATCGGGGCCATACCAATTACTTGGCACAAGCGTTGAGGATTGCAGCGCGGCTGCATCAAGGCCAAAATTAAACTCGGCATTCACCTTGGCAAAATAATCTCGCGGGGTAGTCCATGTGCTATCTAATGACGAGAACATTCCCGAGGTCATTACCATTTAATACCAGCCCAGCCTTTTCTCATGACTCCATGCTTTACACGCTGATCCATAACGAACAGCGATGTAGTGAAGGCCATAATCTATCTGCTTGAGCGGATTTGTGGGCTGGTACTCAAACTTGTAGTTCCCCCATGTCGTTGGCAGGAATTGAGCAATGCCAAACGCACCCGAGGACTTATTGACCGCTCGGGGATTCCAATGAGATTCGGCAGTCCACAGCTTATCGAGGCAGGCAAATTGGCGCGGGTTATTCAGCTTTATCTTTGCATATTTCTGAGCGCTGATGTTCTCCCACGGCGCGAAAGCCGCCTGAGCATTTACTCCTTGGCAAAGTCCAACCGCGAGGGCTATTACAAGGACTTTGCGGCTGACGCGTATTAGCGCGCCTTCTCCCGTCCGGCACAGACTTGGCAGGCGTTGCCTGCATACAACCACTCACCGCAGGTATGACGCGAGATTTTGCGGTCTTCTTCAATCATTGTCGAGCTATTCATTTTCGATCCTTTCGATAGCGAATAGTGCATTTATTTTAGACCATATCCCCCAGCGCAGGTTGCTGGGGGTGGCCTTCCACGCTCAGAGGATTAGGAGACTCTGGCGCAAACCTATCGTTGCCAGCCAATATAGAAAATCAGAAAGTCAATATCCACGCCGTATTTGCTGATACTGATGCCCAGACCAAACCTTTTGCTGTATCCCCATATCATCCAGCCTTTACGCAAATGGATTTCTTTATGCACTTGCCTTCTCCTTCTCAACTTCAATGTTTTGAGAAACGATGCAGTATTTGCAGACATAAACTCGGTAGTTCATGTATAAGCCCTTAAACAGTTTTTTATTTGCGGCCGAGCAGAAGTTGCATTGAGCCATCATTTCACCCACTTGCGTTTCGCGGCAAAGTATCCGTAGATGCCAAAGCCAATGCCGGCGGTGTTAATGAAGACCAGCCAAATCAAAGCAAGCTTTATCATTCGCCCTCCCTGTCGAGAAAACTTTGCACAACCTCCATTGCGTGGATCATGCCGGCGCGGAAGGCAAACTCCCAATCTGGCGTAGCGTTTGGATGCTTCGTCCGAGAAAACTCCCATTCGGCCCCGCCAATAATCTCCAGCACATCGCCAAGAATCTTGGTGCGCTGTTCTTCCAGAATGATGTCTAGCGTCTTTTCCATTGTCTCGCCTTTCATGGATACATTAGGTCTTTGCAGAATTGGCTCATGTGCTCAGGCTTAACCTTGCAGGGCTTCGGGGTCAGCGCATTGTTAATCAGATACACCGCGCCGATGATGAGAATGGTGGCGATTATTTTCTTTGTGCGACTGCTCATTTTTCCAACCTCCACACTAACTCGGGTTCGGCTTTAATCTTGGCGGCTATTGATGTCTGACGCATCTTCATCCTCCACATCGCAAGGGTTAATCCAACGACCGTGTTTCATGGCAAAAGCGACATCCCCGGCAGTTCCCGCATCCCAAGTATCGCAACCGATACAAGTTTTACCGTTAAGCAACTCAGCACCTTGACCGCATTGCTGACAAATTCCTAAACTCATTTGGGCAACCCCTGTTTCACAATAGCAATCGCGGCGTTCTTGGTGCGCTTGCTCGCGGCATACCAGTCTGAGGAAATATCGGTAGGTGTCTCTAGCGCCTCAAGCTCTTTAGCAATCAGCTCGCGCAACTCTTGTTCGTTCACTTTTTCTCCCCCAAGGCAATCTGAGCGCAAGCGTCGGTCAGCCTTTCCTCAATGTCAAACACGATGGATAGAAATACAACGACAAGCACCGGCAATCCGACAAGAAATAAAAGGATCACAAAGCACCCCCGAAGTCGGTGGTAATCATGTAGGTATCGTCAGCGGTATCAAAATACACGCGACAGTCGCGACCAATGCCTTCTAGAAATGCGCGGGCAAATAGCACATCGGAATAACGCTCCACCCAGTAGGCGCGTTCGTAGCTCCAGTCAATCGGCTCGGTTATCTCGAAGTCAATATCCTCAAACCGACCCTCTTGGAGTTTCCAATCCTCTTGGTATTTATTCCAGTTAGTGGAGTTAATAGTTAGTTGCTCGAAATCTTTTGAGGTGATTTTCATGTTATGCACCAACCTTGATTGTTGGCCATTGCAATGAAACATCCAAGCCTTGATCCGCTAACTCAAGGTAGATTTTTTCAATCGCTAGGTACTGTCGCAACAAGAACGCGTCCGTTGTTTTCATTGAGGTGCTTGCGTTTGTGTAACTTACGCAAACCGCGTCACCCGTCTTTGCGACAAGGTAACCTTCTGAGCGATGCTCTGAAATGCGACCGCGAGAAGATTCGCTCTTGGGCAGACCCAGCTGACTGATTCGCTTGGATATTGCTGATGCGCTTGTCATGTTATGCACCTACCTTTGCAGCGCAGGCATAACAAAGGACAGTTTCGTTTACAATTTTGAGGCCAATCAACTTGCCATTGCGGCGGTCGTAATTTGGTCGTACTTGGCATTCTGTGCAAAACATTTTCTTGCTCCTAATCTATCGGGGGCTTTCTGCCCTGTTATGGAATAGATTACGGTAGATAGATTACGGAGTCAAGCATTTAGGGGAAAAATCTTTATTTCTGCCCCCGGCGTGTCGGAATAGACTTTTCTGGCTCTAATGTCCACTATTTGCGAATCGTCCTGAAAAGCCACCCCCGAGAGGGCATCGCCCACGGCTCGCAGGTATTTGTCCAAATCGGGCGCTACTGAGGGGTATTGGCGCTTCACGGATCGCGGGCGCTGGACATAGAAGGTCACATCTAGCCCCATCGCCCCATCTAGGGGCTTAGCGCCGGCAAATCGGGCGGCTAGGGCTATGGATGCCCGCCAGACGGCGAGCGCCGAACCCTGAGAATGCACCATAATCCCGTTGCCCACGCTTTTCATTGACCCCTGCGGGATGGGCTTGCCGTCCACCCGAAAGGTAATCAACGCCTAGCCAATCAGGATTACTGGGTCTGCCGCGATTTTATGAGCGTCCTGCTGCCCATTCGTCAGATAGATGTCAAACACCCCGTGGAAATCTGGGCCATCTATGGACTTAACGATGCCGGTGAATCCATCCACCCGCACCTCATCGCCGCATTGAATCTGTGATGGTGAGACCACAGTCATAGCTCCTCCTTCGTAATGCTTACGGATTATGGTAACAGATTACTTATGTTCCGCGCCTGATTTCATCAAGTATTTGTCGGGCCGTTTCGGGCATAGGAACGCCTTGTGCCGCTTCAGAAGCCGTAAATCGTGGTGGAGTCCAAGTCGGCGTTGTAATGGGCTTAAAACCGCTCACAGGGCTTCTGGGGGGCAACTCTGAGTCTGTCCAGCGTTCAGCATTGAGCCAAGTCGCGGCATGGGCTGTATATGCGGGGTCGCGGTTCGGATCACCGGCGTATCGCTTCGCGCCCTCGATGATGAGAGATGGCTCGGCTTTGATGACGGCTTTGAGCCAAGCTTTATGCGCCGCGCCCTTGCCGACCTTGAGCGGGTAGGCATTCCAGAAATCATCGAATGACGGAGAGTATTTATTTATGTTATCTGTATTCTGTATTCTGTTATCTGGTAGCGTTTCTAACGCGTTAGTAACGCGTTTCTCCTTAAATCGTGCCAAGCGTTCACGGCCCTGTTCCCGCTTTTTTTCAACCTCGGCTTTTGGGGTTTGATACTCGGTGTAGTTGAGTATCTGAAAGCCCCCCTCGATGGACTCCCAGATACCCGCCTCAACTAACTCTGTCGGATCACCTAATCGCCGGACGATTGCCTCATTAAGAAATCCATCGGTGAGGTATTTGCCCGAGTAGCACAACCCCTCTATGTAGAGGCGAAAGGCTGCATCGCTTAACGGCAGGATTTTAGGATTTGTGGGAAACCCGTCATCGAGCTTTATCCAAGTCATCGCAGCGCCCACATAATCAGGCAAGTAATGGCAAGCGCTGAGCCAATGAAATAAGGCATCCACTTATCGTCAATCATTATTAGCCTCCACTAATCGCTGAACAATCCATGAAACCACCGGCACGGCTACAGCGTTACCCATCTGCTTATAACGCTGCGAGTCGGCCTGACCCTCTGTCCAGTTATCAGGAAATCCCTGAAGGCGCTCGCATTCGGTCGGAGTGAGTCGGCGAACGGTTGTCTCTGTAGCCACGCCATTTCCCCCTACTGTGTCAATCGTGAACATCGGATCATTCTCGTTGCCATACCCTTTGCCCTGCGGGCCTGCGGTATCTGAGCGACCGATGATGGTTCCTTGAATGGGAAATACTGCTGGCACATTTCCACCGCCTGTTCCATATCGTGAAATTACTGTTGGTGCGATTTCATCTTCATAAATCCGAACATCATTGACCCGAGTGCCATCGATGATAAATAGCGTTTGGTCGTTACTTGTTGCCAAGGTGAAACTCCGTTCGCTCAACATAGGGCCTTTACCCCCCCGGCTTTTCCTTCTCGATTACGCATGACGATAATCATTGAATAACTATTTTGTTTTCATGCGCTTGTTGTTGCTGCGGAAACTTGTAATCACTTGCAAGTAATGGCCCGACTATTTCTCCGCTACTAACTCTAGAGCTTGCTGTAGTCTCGGTGGCAGACTTTTTCCGCGATTGGTTGCTCTCCGCAAGATACCCGCGGCGGCCTTCTGCGATAGCGAGTATTTGAGCAGGTGTTCGCCAGTCGTCTCCAAGATGTCCGACAATAAAGACTCTACGGCGTCGTTGGGGTACTCCAAAGTATTGAGCGTCAAGCACTCGCCACGCCACGCTATACCCGAGGTCAGCCAGCGTGCCGATGACGGCTGCCATGTCTGCTCCGTTTTGAGAAGAAAGTAAGCCGGGTACATTTTCGAGGACGAAGTTTTGCGCTTTGGTTTCGCTGAGGATTCGTGCGACTTCGTAAAATAATCCCGATCGCTTCCCAGATAATCCAGCACGCTTTCCAGCCACGCTGAGGTCTTGGCAGGGGAATCCTCCGACAATAATTCCAGAGGACTCGAATCCGAGGTTAAATAATTGTTCTCCTGTGACATTACAAACATCCTCCAAGTGATTTGTGTGTGGGAATTGTTTTTCTAAGATTTTTCGTGCGTGCTTGTCTATCTCCACCGATGCAACAATTTCCGCACCGTTACGCTGTAGCGCTAAATCAAAACCGCCAACACCGGCAAAGAGCGAGACGGCCTTCACTTTTGCTCCTCAATTAAAGTCTGCGCCATCTTTAGGTGAAACTTCATCGCATCCCTATCGTTGGCATCTTTACACTCTGCCGCCTGCTCAATATGCCAGTCAATAACATCTATCGTGTCCATGTGTCTCCAATCGCCTCGTACACCATTTGCCTTGTTATGCCTCGGTCTGCAAACTCCGCCAATACGGTGAGTCGCAACTCCAGCTTTTTATCATCTACTAACGAGCGCCTTTCCTCTGTCAGCATCCCGCCCCATACGCCGTAGTCCTCGTTCTCTGCGGCGTAGGCAAGGCACTTGTTCCAGATAGGGCAGGCCAAACATATCCCTCTAATAACGGCGGAATCAACCACCTTAAAAGAGCGCTGCTCCTCAATGCGATAGAAGAAGTTGGTGGGCAGGCCGCGACAGGCAGCCTGCTCCCAATCTACCTCTGAATACTTGGGCATCCAGTTGCTCCTGTCGGATCATAGTAGGAGCAGTACGGCGCGCAGAACTGCACCATTTTTTCCGGCGCTGGAGGAAGTAGCTCGATTGCATTTTGTTTGACCTCGACTAACCATTGCAGACCCCGCTGTGCTATCTCTGGGTCAAATGCCTCGGTGTGGACTTTAATATCGGAGAACGCGCCATCTCTGGCGATAGCTACAAGTGAGACTTTATCTACCTCGTACCCGTTATTCGACAGAAGCCATCCGTATAGCTGGACTTGCATTTTTTGTTGTTCGCTCGGAAAGAACCGCAGGCTTTTTATCTTTGTCGTTTTCCAATCCACAACATGGCGCTCGTCCTTTATATACAAGTCGCAATGACCCTTTAGCCCATCGAACTCGAACTCCTGCTCAATAAGGAAGTTATCCTTGAACGGGTCTTCTCGCTTGATGGCCTCCGCAACACCGGCATGAATAAAAGTGCCAAGGATTGCAGCTAGTGATTCAGTCTGATTCAGCTTCGGTGTGCCGATGATTTGGTGGTACACGCGCCGGCGGCAATCTCCGATTTGTGACGGCCCTATCTCAACCTGTAGAGAGCGGTCTTTCTGATTATCGTGCGCAGTTAATGCGCCTGAGAGCATTTTCTGGATATCCATTAAATGTCCATCAAATTTCTGTTTCTTCGCAGTTGTGATTCCAGAAAGAGTTTTTGCGCACAAATCCTCGCCAACACCAATCGCAATGATAACGATTGGGGTCAAAGAACACTTTAAGTTCACCTTCAGCGCGTAACCCTAAAAAATTAAATCTTATTCTCATTGCATCCTCACAAGTCCAGCGCTGTTCTGACCGATGTGCCGATGGATCGTGCGATGTCCACCTGCACACGAAGCCGAGACACATTCGCGCGATTGGCTTTAACGATTGCCTCGTCACCGGCAACTATTCGATGCAGGTCTCGGTTTTCCAGTAAAGCCATATCTTCTCGCTCGCCAACTGTGTAATTCTTTCCAGTCGGAGACGATTTATTAGCCAGAGATAAACGCGAACTTGCCATCGCAATTTCGTAGCTGGCTTTGTTTTGATGATAGAGCGACTCGGCGTGGACTAAATCGTCATGCGCTTGGTCAATCAGCTTGCTCAACTCTTTCAGTCGAGCCTCAACCTGTACTGGTGTGACTACGCTCATTTCTCACCTAGCGCAATCTGCGCGCAGATATCCTGAACCTGCAACGCAACATTCTCGATTCCAGACTTCACGATGAGCTTTCGGTTTGTCCCGAAGTTAATCGCGCAAATCTTCTCGTAGATGTCCAGACGAATCTCCGCTTCTAACTTTGCGGTCATTTTCAGAAGTAGCTCGTTCAGCTCCTCGTCATTTTTCGCGCCAAGAATCAACTTGCCCTGCACGATGTCCCAATGCTGGCCTTTGCAAAAGAGCTTCATAGCATCATCCCGCTTTCTGTATAGCGCCAAACGATGCAGTTGTTACCCTTATCGTTCTTGCGGGTTTCGCCGGTATCTGCGAGAAATCCTTCTTTGACGAGCCATCCACGAACAGGTCGGAGAGTGTTGCCGTCAATGTGCAGGTATCGCTCTGCCTCTTGGTCAGTAGCTCCCTGCATTCCTCGGTTGATAAAGAACTCGTACACCTTTCGGCGTATAGATCCAAGTGCTGGCTCGATTTTCTCGCGGGCTTCCAGAGATGTAGTCCTCATGACAGCTCCGTTACTCGCTTGTTGAGGGCATCCTTAATCGTTGTCCCTCTCACGGGAAAATCCAGATTATCTTTCTCATCCTGCCAAATCTTGCGCAGGGCATCCACCTCGTTAATTTCTTGAATCATGTCGAGGATTTTTTCTAGGCGCTCGGTCTGCTCTGGGGTTAAGGTGCGAACTGCATAGGGAGTTTTTACCTTGCTATATCGCTCGACCTTTTCCATCTCCTCACGGCTTGGGCGCTTATTGCCCGAGAAGGTGAAGTTAGCTAAAGCGCGACCGATGGCTGAGGTTTCGCATACTTCCAGAGCCGATGTCTTGGTGACCATAGATGAGCCAACGATTTCCTCTGCCATGCCGGAGGTCACGCAGCGTTCATCTTCACGATCCGTATAAACGAAAGCCTGAACAATGAAGCGGTTATCGTCATTGTGCAGTATTTGTGTGTGGATTCTTCCGCTGGGATATTGCTCCCAGAACTTCTTAACGCGGGATTCGACTGTGTCGTAATCCTCTAGGTTGAACTTGCCTGCCATGATTCGCCTTCCTGTAGGGGATTCCTTCTCTGGAATCCTGTTGAGGCAGACAGTACGCGATAGATTACGGTAATTCAAGCATCCCGTATCGGCGCGCCGCGGGCTAGGATAGGTGCATGATTCGAGTCCAAATAAGCCTGTGGAGTCTTGCCGTTGTGGTCGAGGCTGAGCTGAAATACCCTGACCAGATAGACGATATATGCAACAGGGCTAACAGCTTATTTGTGACGGGCTTAATGGCCGCTAAAAATCAGGGCATAGATATCGTCCAGCCTGAGCTGATAGACGAGGACGAAGATTAGGGCTTAGCCTGCTCCATGAAGTAAAAGGGCGCGGCTGTATATGGGTCGTGAATGCTTGCAATTTCTAGGGCTTTGCTTATACTCGCCCCCGCTTCTAGCGCTCCAATGGCTAGGGACGAGCCAGAGC